AGAAGGAATGAAAGAGGAAAGAAGAAGGGAAGATAATGAAAATCTACTATTATAACTAGCTATTGGTGTGGTCATAAAATCTGATGTAAATTGTGGTTGTACCTTTACACCTAAAATATTATCGCCTGTAATTACATGGGATGGATGTGATAATCCTATTCCATTAGGAACAAAGTATTCATTTTGACTCCCATATGCATTTCTTGTTTTCTCATTTGAGACAGCCGCTTCTGGCCAAGTACTACTAAATCCACCAGTTTGAACTTTCTTATAAAGAGATTCTAAATCTGTCTTTGGTGTAAATCCTGAAGCGTTATCGTTAGGAAAGAAATCAACACCATTAGTGATTTGATTATCAATACTGTCACGATTAGTTAACTCTCCTTTGAAATCATTTAAAGCGTATTTTACTGTTACACTCACTTTTATCTCCTACGAACTTAATGCTAAGTCACTTACCTTATTTGTTAATTTATTCATTAAAACTTCATTTTGTGATATTAATTGTCTCAATAATGTATTACTTTCAGTCATATCCGTTTTTATACCAGCAGCAGGCAAAGGTAACACAGCCTCTACACCAGCCTCACCGACTAAAACACCACCTTCTGCCATCTTTGTTGTGTTAGCAGGCAGTAATCCTTTTGCTTTGGTTGAAGCACCCCCTATTACACCACCAGCTAAAGCTCCAACTGCTCCGCCCATAGCAGCTCCTTTTCCAAGAGTTTTCAATCCTTGTTTTTGCATAGCACCAGCAATAGTGGCTCCTATTCCTGTACTAGCAACTATACCAGGTATAATAGAAACTAAAGCACCACCTATCAATCCAACCACAGCACCTGCAGCGGCACCAGCTATAACAAACTTTCCCATAGAACCAGCAGATTTTTCTGATTCCTCCGTAACTGCTTTTTGACCAGCTGCTAACTTAGTCAATTCTGAAACTTCGACTCCTACAGCATCTGCTAATGCTTTTCTCTGTACCACATTCATTTTACTTAATTGTTCAGCACCACCAACTTGCTTAACAATTTCTTTTTGTAAACCAACCAAATCACCCTCTAAACTTAATTGTCTAGCTCTATCTAAATTAAGTTGTCTACCCAACAGAACAGATGCTTCCATTTGTTTTTCGATAGAACCTTCAACATCTAATAAAGATTCTGCTATCTTATCTACAGTGCTTAGGTTTAATCCTAACTTTCTAGCTTCAATAGCGGCTTCAGCTAAATTCGCTCCACCATCTTTTGAGAATTTGGCAAATGACTCCGTGTTCTCTGCCATATCGTTTAAAACATCTGCTGGTGCTACTCTAGCCGCCCTCGCTAAGTTACCTACAGTTTCTAATGTGTTAATATTGGTTTCTAAAGACTCCCCATTTAGAACGGACATCTGTTTTGTAAGTTTAGCTAAGTTTTCTCCACCAATACCAAACTGAGCAGTTATTTTACCAGCTAATCTTGAAACATTACCTGATGAAGCATCTAAACTACCAAACTCCCTATTAATAGCACTAACTGCTTTTCTTGCTTCCTCTTCATTACCACCAAAAGCTTTAGCTTGAAGAGCAGCTATCTTCATATTACCAGCTATTCTAGCTGAATCAACTGCGGTGGTTCCTAATTCTTGTCTTACTTCTACAGCCTCTTTAGCAAAATCGGTTATGAGTTTTAATGCTAATCCTATAGCAGCAGCACCCATTAGTGTTGGGCTCGAAGCTATAGCAGAGAATTGTTTTAACTTTTCTCTAGCGCCCTCTAAACCATCTAAATCTTTCGCGTCTATGTTTAATGCGTCTGATAAACCTTCTCCAGCTTTTTCTGCATCCTCAGCAAACTTTTTTAGGTCATCTCTCATACTCTCAAAAGATGATTTTGCCTCTTCACTCATACCCTCAAATTGTTCTTCTAAATTAGCCATAAACTCTTTTGCATTCATCGTACCATCTTTGATAGCTTGTATTCCTGTCAATTGAGCTTCTGTTATTAGGTTATAACCCTTTTGAACATCACCAGTATGTTTTTGAGCTTGTTCCATAGACACATTTAATGTCTTTGTTAAATTAGATTGTTCTAAAATAGCACCAGCGCCAGATTTTAATAACTTGTTAACTTTTGAGGTTAAGCTTGCTGTTTTTAATCCAATCTTTGCCTGTTCTTTTTTCTCTTTGGTAATTTCAGCTTCTTCTCTGGCTCTTTTTTGTGCATCTAAAAATTCTTCTTTAGTAATACCACGAGCTGAGAGAGATGCTCTTAGACTAGCATTAGAGTAGTCTCTTATGTCTTTTTCATAAGCAGCACGTTCTTTAGCTGTTTTAGCTGCAGCTTCGTTAGCTTTGGCAATTTCCCTAGCGTTTTTTAAATCTCTCTCATTAGCCATTTTATGGTTTTAATCCCTTTTTCTTTAATATTTGTTGTAATTTTTTCTCAACTTCTTGATGTGTTTTGTATTGTGTTTTCAATACTTTAGCAAACTCTGGATTTTCTTTTGCTAGTTTACTTACAATCGCATCAGTTTTCTTCTTTTTAGCACCATCGATAATTTTGTCTATCAGTTTATCTAACAAACCCATATTGATTCTCCATAGATTATTTTTGTGTGGAATTATTCAATAATAAATATCAAACTTATCATTTTTTGAACGATGGGTGTGAAAATTTACTTTTTTGGCGAGCTTTCTTTATCTTTTCAGCTTCATCGGTAAAGTGTTTTTGTAGTCTTTTAAAATAAAAGTTTCTTAGATATATAGGCATGTTGTATACCTCTGAAAAAGAAAACATACCTTGTGAGTTGAAACTTATTTGAAAGAGTTGTTCGTGTATTTGAGTTTTATACTCCAACGGTAGGCCAAAGAAATGTAACGGTCATAGGGACCGTAAACTCCTTTTCTTCACCACCTTCATCTGTATATGTTGATGTCATATCTACATCTGGCATTATATCACTCGCATACTGTCTGAAAGCGATTGAGTCTCTTGATAAAAATTCATTATCTACGAAATGATTAATGCTTGATTTTTTACTGTCACCATCTACTGAGATTATCATATGTTTTAATCTTGTCGTTAACTCATAACCAATACCATCACCAATCTTTTCATAACCTTTAACTTCTTTATCAATCTGTTTATCATCAGCAGATGTAAGTAGTTTAAATGTTAGTTTTCTTTTAGTTGCTGGTAGTTCAAAATCAAACTCATTAGCACCATTCTTGACCATGCTTTCATCCAACTTTTTATCTTTCAGTTGTGTTAAATCAACAACCACAGTCTGACCATTCACATCAACTTCGTATTCTTTACCATATGCTAAAATACGAGCTGCTACAAGAACTGCGTTTTTATCTCCTACCAATAATTCATCAGCATCTATAGATTTATCCACTATTAATGCCTCAATTAACTTTTCTACAACAATACCTTTTTTTATAAGGTTGGCTGATGTGAGAATATCCTCTTCTCTTGCCGTCATATATTTGATTTCTATTTGACCAGAAGATAGGGGGCTATCTTTTGGATACAATAATCCTTTAGACGGCAAATCCACTACTTCCGTAGGGAATTTGACTTCTGTCATAACTGACTCCTATGATTTAGTTTAGAACTATAACTATTTTTTACCGAACTTTTCGGCAGCCGTAACACCCAATCCAACGACTGAAATGTACATAAAGCATTCTAATATCTTATCCTTAACTTCAAATGCAGAAAAGGTATCAGCACCCCAACTACAAATCAGCATAAAGAATGCCATAAAACCGACAAATCTTTTACTAGAGATTTTAGCATCACTAGAAAGCATTTCTCTGAAAAAACTCATATTATCCTCTTAGAATTGTAAGATAGCGTAATCGTATCTTAATGTTAGTATAATCTCATTAGGTTCATTGGTTTCAAAATTCATATCACCAAAGTTAGCAGATTGAATCATAGCACCTTTTAATGTCCATTCTTCTACTTTATCTCCTACAGGACCTAATACATTGAAAGTAACATCTTTCTTATAGAAGTCTGAATATCCATCTCTACCAGTAACAGATTCTTTATGTAATCTAACCCATTCCATAACTGCCTGTGCACCTGATGGTACAATAGGATCGTAAAGAGTTATTTCCAATGGCTCCCATGAACCCTTTCCCTTTACATATCTTTTAACATTGATATGATTCAATTCGATTTCTTCGAATGTAATTGTTGGTCGAGCAGCAGCTCTAATAAGGTATGCAGGGATTCCTTCAATATACATAATAAACCGATTTTTTACTTTCGGTTCAAAAGGTGTAAACATAATTTCTGAAGGATCGATTAAATCTGCCATTTCAGTTCTCCTAATAAGTGTTTAATTCTTTCATATATAAATATAAACAAACTGAAAAATCGATACAGAATATTGGTCAAATATTTCATAGTTTTTTCATAGTTTTTCAAATAATAAAAAAGGGGATAGAAATCCATCCCCAAATTTATTGTTAATATGATTATTATTCTTAACCAATTACCATTTCAGCAGTACCGGTGATTTCACCACTAATTACTTGCCAGTTAGTTCCATCAAATACCAATCCTACGGATCTTGACCCGAGATTAGAAGTTAATGTTGAACCAGCAGCAAAATTAGTTGGAGTAATTACCAAATCTGTTGAATTGCTTCTCGTTTTGTGAATAATATACTTAACTTGTCCTGCAACACCATCAGCCACTGTGACGTGAGATGAGTTTGTAGCAGTAGTTACGAAATGAAAAGTTGCATCAGCATCCAATGTTACTGAATTACCACTACCATTACCACCAGCGACATTTTCAACTCCCATAATTAACTTATCGTCTTTTGTTATTATGTTATCAGATAATCCAGCTAAACCTGTCAATGTGCTTCTAGCAGCTTTATTTAAACCACTTCTTGTTCCCATTATATTTCTCCTAATTTAATTTAAGTCCTACTTAAATTAGTTATTGTTAATCGTCACTTAAACCTTCTACTATTAACTACATTGATGAGCTACTATAGTTAACAATTTAAGAAACTTATCTTCATCAATTATAAATATCATATATAATAAAAAAGGGGAGTTTATACTCCCCTTTTATTACTTTACACCCCCTTTTTATTCAGGAAATGCAGCACCCGTTGGTAGAACTGTAAAGTCTAATACAATAAACTCAGCGGTTCTTGTAGGTTGTATGAATATCTGCCCAACCAACTGATTTCTGTCTATGACATCAGGTGTATTGTTGGAATCATCCATTACAACTTTAAAAGCACTCAAACCACTATTGGATTGAACTGATTCTAAGAACGGATTAACTATGTTTAAGAATCTACTT